CGTCTGATGCTCAGTACACGCTTGGTCCATCAAATGTTATTGAGGGACTGTTTTCTTACTCCGGGTCATCTGTTCGCAGTAGGCACACTTGCGCGACTGTTGCGTATCAGGATTATGACGAGCAGGGTGAAATTTCTTTTGAGTATGTTGAGGACGAAAACGCAGTTTCTAAATACGGCGTCAACAACAAAGACATCAAGGCAGTCGGTTGCTATTCGCAAGGGCAAGCCAACAGGCTTGGCAAATGGACGCTGCTAAGTGAGCAGGATTTATACGAAACTTGCACGTTTTCTATTGGCATTGATTCAGGGATTGTCCTGCGGCCTGGCATGGTTGTAGACATTGCAGATCCATTACGTAGTGGAACACGTAGGAATGGCCGCGTTTCTTCTGCCACAACGTCGCAGATAACGATTGACAGCGAGACTGATCTAGATGTCAACACCGGCAACGGCCCTACCGTTTCGGTGATCTTGCCAACTGGTTTAGTTGAAACGCGGGACATCGACACTATCGATGGCACCGCTGTAAACGTCACTGAGGCATTCAGTGAAGCGCCTGCAGCCAACGCCCCATGGTTAATCCAAACCACTGATATTCAATCCCAACAGTTCCGTGTTGTTTCAGTGGCTGAGGGTGAAAACGGAGCGTTTAGTGTTTCTGCACTCAAGTACAACGAAAGCATCTACAACGCCGTTGAACAGGATCTAAACCTTACGCAGCGGGACATCACAAATATCTCAGCATCGCCTGATGCAGTTACCGACATCGCGGTGACTGAATTTCTCTATGAAGACGGCAGCACAGTCCGCACTGGCGTGGACATTACATGGAAGAGCCCAGTCACAAACGTGCAAGAATTTGTGGTCAAGCATCGCCTTGCTGAAAACAACTTTGAGCAGGAAATAACTCAAACACAGTCGTTACAGGTCAGAGGCTTAAAGGCCGGATCTTTTGAGCTGCAGATCACTGCCCGCAGTTTTGTTGGCAAAACAGGCCCCACTACAACGCAGACGTTCACGCTTGCTGGCAAAACCGCAATACCTGGCAACGTCCTTAACCTGTCGCTAGAGCCTCAGAGCTACAACAGTGCGCGGCTTCGCTGGGACGAGGCTGTTGACCTTGATGTGAAAGTCAGCGGCAAAGTCCACATCCGTCACAACAACCTCACTGACGGCAGTGCGACATGGAGCAACAGCACAGATCTAATCCAAGCCATTGCAGGTAACTCAACAGAAGCAACCGTGCCGCTGATTGAAGGTGAGTATCTAGTCAAGTTTGAAGATGACGGCGGTAGAAAGAGCGCCACAGAAGCCAGCGTTATTGTTGACAAGCCAGTTACGCAGACTTTCTTTGGCGTAGCTACACAAAGAGAAGATCAGATTTCGCCAACACCGTTTAGCGGCACAAAGACAGACACGGAGTACAACTCAACCTTTGACGCGTTGATCCTGTCCAGCTCTGGCGACGATGTGAAAGCGACTGGTGAATATCAATTTGCAGACACCCTGGACCTTGAAGCGATCTACAGTTTGGATCTGGAGCGCCGGATTGTTTCGCGAGGCATCTACCCAAGCGACACCTGGGACGACAGAACAGAAAACATCGACACTTGGACGGACATTGATGGCGCTGTGGTTGATGATGTCAATGCTGAGCTTTACGTGCGAAGAACTGACGACAACCCAAGCAGCAGCCCCACGTACACCGACTGGCAGCCGCTGGCCAATGGCGTGCTGAAAGCACGGGCGTTCCAGTTCAAAGTCATTCTTACGTCAGATGACACAGCACAGAACGTGTTGGTTGATGAGTTGGGTTATGTAGCTGAACTGCAGCAGCGAACAGAGCAAAGCTCTTCGACTATTGCCAGTGGCACGTCAGCCAAAGCCGTCACCTTTGCAAATGCCTTTTTCACTGGCACTAGCACGCTTGGTGGGGCGAACAGCGCCTTGCCCACAATCGGCATCACGCCTCAGAACATGGCGACAGGCGATTATTTCGAGCTGTCCAGCATTTCGCGCACCGGCTTCACGGTCACATTCAAAAACAGCAGTGATGCGATCGTTAACCGCAACTTCGATTACATGGCTACCGGGTTTGGCAAGGCCGGGTAAAGTGTCAGGAAGAGCGCAGTAAAGCCCCGTGGCGACTCATGACTATTCATTAGCCAATCAAAGCGGTTCGGCATTCCGTGGTGATTTAAATAATGCGCTGTCAGCTATTGCCACCAACAACAGCAACTCAACCGATCCAGCGACCACTTTTGCCCACCAGTGGTACGTAGACACGGGTGACGACACCCTCAAGATTAGAAACGGCGCAAATAACGCTTACGTCAACGTCAGTGCTGTTGGCGGTGTTGGCTCAGTAAATCTGGGCCTTGCACTTGCTGCATCACCGACCTTTACCGGGACGGCGACGTTTGGCGGCAACGTATTGCTGAGCGGCACTGGGGTGCTTGACCTTCCGGTTGGTACGACTGCACAGCGTCCGGGCACCCCTAACAACGGGATGATCCGGTACAACTCATCGCTGTCTAGGTATGAGGGATACAGCGGGTCAGCATGGGGCCAGCTTGGCGGCGGAGCAACGGGTGGTGGAACGGATAAGGTGTTCTATACCAACGACCAATCGGTCGATACAGATTTCACTTTGACTGGGACTCTTAACGCAATGTCAGCGGGGCCAATAAGTATTGCCAGCGGTGTTACTGTGACAGTAAGTTCCGGGGCCACTTGGACGGTGGTTTGAGATGAGCACAGTCAAGGCAGCCAACTTACAGAACACGGGCAGCGGTGCTCCGACGTTTCAGAACAGCTCTGGTACGGAGATCGGTCAACTTGCTAAAGCGTGGATTAACTTCAACGGCGAGAACACTGTCGCGATAAGAGATAGCTTTAATGTAAGCTCCCTTACAGACAACGGGACAGGAAATTACACGGTTAATTTTTCGACCGCAATGGCAAACGCTAATTATGTTTTTGTAGGGTTTCAAAATTCTGCGCCAAGTAGGGCAGGCATTTTCGGTTCGGACGACAGCACAGTTTCTAATTTTCAAACGACCAGTGCTCTTGTTATTACTAGTTTTGTAAGTGGCACTAACGGGCAGGTAGGTCTTATGGACCCCGAGTATGTCCATTGTGCATTTTTTGGAGCTTGAACGATGAGCACACTCAAGGTCGCCACTATTCAAGACACGTCGGGCAACAACAGCTCGACACCTGCGGGGATTGCCTCTGGCACGGCAAAAGCGTGGGGGCTCATTCAATCAGACGGCACTATTAGTGATGATTTCAATGTCTCTTCAGTAACTCTTAATAGCGCCGGCAAATACACGATTAGTTTCTCAACAGCTTTGTCTTCGGCTAATTACGCAGTTAATGCGACAGTTAACAAAGAACTTACAGGGGTGAGTCAAGAACAAAACATTGCTTATTTCAACGCAAGTACAAGCGGGTTTTCATTAAACCAGAACAACGCAGCCGCTTTCGAAAGCAATGGTTTTGCATTTGTAGTGCATGGGGCCTAATCCAACTATGTCGTTACTCTTCGCTAACTGGTCATGAGCACACTTAAAGTCAACACGCTGCAAAACACCAGCGGCAACACGCTGACCCTTATCAAGCAGGTGGTGCATGTTGCAAAAGCTGATACTTTTTCTGTGTCTGCGTCTTCTGGTAGTTTTTCAACTGTTTTTTCGGCACAGATCACGCCCTCTTCTACATCAAGCAAAATTCTGGTTCAGTGGAGTTCAAACATTTCAGCCAGTGGTGGCAATAGCCGAATGGCTTTTAGGGTTTTGAGAGATAGCACGGCGGTTGGTATTGCAGAACAGCCAGGTAACAGAACTGCCGCTGGTTCACCTAACCTTACTATTACCGCTGATGATCAAAACCGTCAGGCGGTACAAATTTTTCTTGACTCTCCAAGCACAACCAGCCAAGTAACTTACAACCTGCAAATAAGCGGGGAAAATGGCGCTGGGACTATGTATGTCAACAGGAACGCGCACGGTGGAGACGATTCAACCCATTACCGTGGCGCTAGTCACATTGTTCTTATGGAGGTTGCAGCATGAACCACGAAGCTATTCGCAAAGCCTATCCGCAGGTTTTTCTTATTGACGACAGCAAAGGAGCGTTTGATGTTGATGGGAATGAAGTAAAACTCGATCAGTCACTTGTTGACGCTGCCGCTGCTGAAGTTGCAACAGAAAATGCCTGGAGTGATTTGCGAATCAAACGCACACAGTTGCTGATTGACACTGACTATTTAGCATTGTCTGACGCTACTCTTAACGCAGACATGCGGACCTATCGCCAGGAGTTACGGGATCTCCCCGCTAACACCAGCGACCCTGCAAACCCAACCTGGCCTGTTAAGCCATGAGCGACAAACGCATCATCTTTCCAAATGACGATGGCGGCGTGTCTGTCATCGTTCCATCTGACAACTGCGGCCTTAGCGTCGAAGCCATCGCCCGCAAGGACGTACCGGCTGGCAAGGCTTATCAGATTGTGGATGTAGCGGACGTGCCTAGCGACCGTTC